TGCAAATACACCCGGGCCCGTAATTGGCCAAAAAGTATTTTCTGGAATAAATGTCGTCGGCAAAACAATAAGAATAACTATGAACAAAACCGGATTGTTAAATATGGCCGAGTTCCAAGTATTCGGCACAGCATCTTCGGCAGTTTCGGCAGTTTCGGCAGTTTCTACTGGTAATAACCCAATAGTATTATTGAACAATGTCGCTACGGCGACCCAATCTTCAAACGCATCTGCTTCTGTAAATCTCGCACAGTCTGCTGTGCAAGGCAATTCGAGTATTACTAACTCAGAAATGTCATGGTGGAAGGTTTCGTTTCCAGGAAAAACATATATTGATCGGGTTATAATAGGAAACGTATCAACAACGCCGTCTCAAACATCAACGCCATCTCAAACATCAACGCCGTCTCAAACATCGTATTATATTAGTTATGCCGATGAAAACGGAAACGTATTGAATAAGGTAAGTTATACAACCCCTTCAGTAAATAGCCTAAACCTCGCCATTATTGCAAATTCGATTATAGTGTCAAGCACAAATATTTCTTCTTTAACCATAACGAATGCCCAAATTTATGGCTACCAAATTCCTTCAGCCGCAGCAATAAAAGAAGATGAGTCAATTCTTGCTTCTGGTGAAAGAGCCATAAAATACGGAGATATAGTTTTGATGTGGGCATGGAACAGTAATTATTTGTTTGCACGAGATGCTACAGGATCAATTGTTGCAGGCGGGCCCCGCGATGAACCCGATAGTATAGAAAACCATGCAACGGATGAGTTGTTTACTTTTGAAAACATAAATAGTCAAGCGGGGTTAAATAGCGCAACTAACGCTATTAACTCGGGAGATACAGTGTTAATCCGCACATGGAATTTATTATATTTTGAAATATTGAACGGACAATTAACATTAAACACTATTAAATCACAGGCAACGCCTTTTATTATAAAAGGCCCACAAAAGACAGTGTCGTTTGGTGATGCGGTATCATTCCAATCAACAACTACAAATCAATACATAATTATGCCAAAGCAAAATACTTTATACGAGCCTGTTGCATTGTCGTATAATCCCGATACATATACGTTATACGACAAATACGGAAATGGCCTTGATGTAAATTGGGCCCGACAAGGAATTGCAACAATGTCTTCGGCAGAATCATCAAGTAATCTCGCCATTTCCGCAATTAATGGTTCAGTGTCTGATTATACATTGACCCAATTAACCGCGCAACCATGGTGGCAAGTTGTATTGCCTCAAGATATTTACATAGAAAAGATGTCTTTTGCAAACCGACAAGATGCATTTCAAGACCGCCTTGCCAATTTTGATATATTCTTTTATGATAGTGCAAATGCACAAGTAGGCACTTTTTATTTTTTAAAATCACAGCCGAGTTATACTATTCCCGATATTAACATTGTCGCCCGTTCTGTCAAAATAATGTTGCGTGATACAAATTATTTAAGTATATCATCAGTCAAAATATATGGCCAACAGACTAATTTAGTTAAAAATATTGATTGGGCTAAAACAGGGTCTGTTTCAATGTCATCTGATTGGACGGGATCTGGGGACTATACTTTGCTACAATACCATGCAGAAAACGCCATTGATGGAAATGCAAATACATTCGCAATGACGCAACCAGAAGCGCAGCCATGGTGGCAAGTTAAACTATTAAAACAAATTAATATAAACAAAATTAGTATAATAAATCGGCGCGATTGTTGCCAAGAACGGCTTTCTAATTTCAATATTTATTTATACGATGATGCGCAAAATTTAGTAAAAACAATATTTCAACAGGAATCAATGCCAAGTTATACCTATTCGGGCATAAACGTAAATGCAAGATATGTAAAAATAATGTTGGAAGGCACGGATTGGTTGCAGATTACGGCAGTAAACATATTCGGCGAAGAAACACCACCGCTTGTAAACATTGCTTCGCTATACAAAAAAATAAGCGTGGATTTAACCGCGAATAAGGGAATTATTGAAAACGCGGTTTTACCATTACTTAGTATAAAATCTATGGCTTTAACTTTTGATTGTAGTGTTCCAGGAAATGAACCCGATATTGAAATTTTCAATAAAAATCTCATGCCTATGATTTGCATTCATGAAGGCAAATTAATGGCTACGATAACAACAAAAAACGGCACTGAAAACATATTAACAAATGTGCAAATGCCCCGTGGCAAAAAAGTGTCAATCGCACTTATAATAAAAGCAAAAATATCGCAGGCTACCGGGTGGAATTACATAACAGACAATGGCTCTTTTTATTATACCAACGACAACTCAAAGGAATACTACGAAACCACGAAAAAAGGCACACAAAAAGCAGATGTTAAAAAATTGCCGGATAATTATCAATTGCTTAAATCAAAAGACATGGACATTTCTTATGTTGAAATATATTTTCAAAACCAATTAGTTCAGCGCACGTTATTGACATCTATTCCAAGTTATAACAACTCAGATATAAAAATAAATAGTGCAAATGTCGTTGAAAACATTAAGATATATAACCATGCGGATATTGTTATGCAACAAAACTATTCAGACGTTGATATGAAACTAGCATTAATACCCGGTCTAAAAACAGAGCCGATTGTCATTGTAAATAAATTGCCTCAGAATATAGCAAAGACACGGGCAATATCATTTTGGTTTAAGCCACTTGGACCAAATGAAACATATTATTCTACTTCAAATTCAAAGATTACATTAAAAATAAATAATGACATGACATTAATGCGGGGCACAAATAATATTGTCCGCATTAGCACTATTAACATCTGGTATAAATACGATGAAACATACGAAAAAAATAAAATAACTATTTATTTAAACGCAGTGCAAGTCGCGAGTTATGCATCGCAAACCAATGAAGATTTTACAAAGGAGAGTATAACAATTACAGGCAATATTTATAACTTTCAAATGGCGAATTACATTGGCCCAATTAATAATCTTGCCCATCCCGAACAAGATAAAATAGATAGTATTAATGCGAAATGGGCGCAAGATTTGCAATGTCCATCTACACTAGATATTAACACTATAAATAAACATGCTTTGTTATACTCAAATGATACTACAGAAAGTTTATACAAACTAAAAGCCTCTGACGTCGATTATTCTCTATGTTATGGAACGATAGCTGGCAAACTAATAGCAAAATATGAAAAGAAAGAGTTAGCGCGAGACCCTAATTACGTAAAAACAGAAGAACAAAATGCGAAATTGCTTAACGAAAATAAACGATTAAACCGCAGACTTGTTGATACGCACACTCCTACATTACGATCGAGCAATGACACGCAAGTTGTTCAAAATTTATTAACTGTTAAACAACAATTATCAAATAATGTTAACTGGCAAAAAATAATAAAAGAATTGCAAATACTCGTTTCGCGCGGGCATTTATTAACAAATGTAATCCAATCTTTAAACCCATTAACAAAGGTTGACATTGAAACAAATAGCCAACAATATCAGACATTTGTTCAAATGGCGCAGAGATATATTAATTTACAAAAAATGACACAGGGGTTATAATCGCGATTTTATTATAATATCATATGTATAATGCAATCTCGTATAGTTTTGGTGCCATTAGGTGGAATAGGAGATAGGTTTAAACAATCGGGCTATTTACAACCCAAAGCACTTATTCCTGTTTTCGGGAAATGTATTTTATACTATTTACTTGATTGTATAAAAATAAATAGCACTGATACCATTTATATCCCATATAATAAAGAATACCAAAATTATTATTTTGAAGAAAAGGTAAAAAAAGATTATCCGCATTTTTCTTTTATGTTTGCGCCATTAGAAAAAAACACTAATGGTGCGGCGGAAACCATTGCCTTTGCGCTTTCAAAGTTATCATGTGATGATTGCCCTGTTTTATGTTTAGACGGTGATAATTTTTATAGAGATATTGACATTATTAAATTGTGGAACAATCAGAACGCCGTTTTTGTTTTTAATAGTTCCCACGAAGAGCCTATTTATTCATATGTTATCCATGAAAACAACAATATATCCGCAATTGCCGAAAAAATTAAAATATCAGATAATGCATGTTCTGGTGCATATGGTTTTGCATCATGGAAACTATTACAAAAATATGCACATCAGTTCGTTAACACCGACAACATGTATGAACGATACATTTCAGGAATAATATCAACAATGATATCAAGTGGCATCAAAATAAATGCAATTAATATAGATAAAAAGAACTTTATATGTCTTGGAACACCTTTACAGGTGCAGAATTTTTATTATAATTATCCAAAAATTACTTGTGATAATAACCAAATGGTTATTAAACCAAAGAGGTATTGTTTCGATTTAGATAATACACTTATAACCTCGCCAGTTATTCCTGGAGATTATTCTACTGTTTTGCCAATCCAAAAAAACATTGACTTTTTAAAATATTTGCACCGCTTTGGAAATACTATTATTATTTATACCGCGCGTCGAATGAAAACGCATAATGGCAATGTTGGCAAAGTAGTTGCGGATGTAGGCCAACAAACAATGGACACTTTAACCAAATTTGGCATCCCTTACGATGAAATATATTTTGGAAAACCATATGCAGATGCATACATAGACGATTTGGCCGTTAATCATCAAAGCGTAGATTTAGAAAAGTATTTGGGTTGGTATTCCTCGGCAGCAACAATTGCGCCAAGAAGTTTTAACAAAATTGTGCATTCTTCAATAGAAACTATTACTAAAACATCAAGGTATACCCTTTCTGGCGAGATTTATTGGTATTTAAATATACATCCACAATTAAAAGATATTTTCCCTTTGTTAATCGATTACTCGTTGGAGCCAGATTCTATGTATTACGTAATAGAAAAAATTGAAGGGGTTTCTGTTTCTTCGTTATACCTATCCGAACTACTTACGCCAATTATGCTAAACAATATTTTGAATACTATAACAAGAATACAAAAGATAGTTCCTGGCATTGACTTTAACCTTGACTTTGACTCTGACTTCTGCCTTAAACATGATCTTAATATTTATGCAAATTATACCGACAAATTATGTTCAAGGTATACATCTAATCGCGAATTTTATGCATTATTTCCTGAGTCGCAGTCTTGTTATGATGTAATAACCATGCGTTTGGAACATTATTCCGCGAATAATTTAGGGCGTATCTCATGCATTCATGGAGACCCGGTTTTTACTAATATTATGATTAACAACTATTCTAAAATAAAAATGTTTGATATGAGGGGCAAACTTGGCGACGTTGAAACAATTTATGGCGATTGGTTATACGATTGGGCAAAGATTTATCAATCTTTGCTTGGATACGACGCAATCTTGAACAATAAACCGATTAGTCTTGATTATAAAACAAAGATGTTAGCCGAGTTTGAAACGTATTTTTTATCACGGAACACTAAAGCCGATTTTGAGATGCTTAAAACAATTACTTGTTCTTTGTTGTTTTCTTTATTGCCTCTTCACAAAGAAAACCTTGATAATTGCAATAAGTTTTATGCATTAATTAATTTATGACAGTAAAACTCTTTTGTAAAAAAATATTTATTCATAAATTGTTTGGTTTTATTGTTATAAATGACATAGTTATACTGCATCATTTTTTGCCTAGATAAACTATCGGACGGAAATACGGAATATATTCCGTTATAACAATCCCACCGATTTAATGTAATAATATTCTCAATCAAATCAATATTACATATTTGCGGTTCTATTATAAATATTTCAATAGGACCATCGTTGTCCATATCTTCACATAAATTTTTAATGTTGTCGTAATTAATTATCTTTTGCAAGACCTTAGCAACTTTCATTATTTATATAATGTTAATATTAATAATCAATTAACATATAATCAAAGTTGCTAAGGTCTTACAAAAGATATATATATGAAACTAAAACAGTATTATATCATACATGAACTAAACGCATGTTCAACCTGCGCCAATGTTTCGAAATTTATGCCAGGAATTATATCAATCAAGCCTTCATTAACTTCGCCCTTTTCAAGACTATTATAATAAGCAATCACCTTTTCATTGCAAGTAATTTTGTCATAATTAATCCCGATCAGAAATAACCCATCTAATGATTTAACGCGCGACAGAGTTACGTATCCTTGAGCGTCGCAAAATATATCGCGCATATCAGTTATTACCTTTGAAATAGTAGAACCTTGTGCTTTATGTGTAGTGCTTGCCCATGCAAGTTCTAATGGAATTTGGACACGTTTAATTATATCAGTAGTTGTTTCAATTAAGAATTCGCACGGTATAACATTTACAACTTGCCCATTATCGAATAATACAGATAACCCATTAGGAACTGCATCAAGTATAACCCCGCGGGAACCATTTACAAGCCCATGTGAAGTATTTAAATTAATCTTTAACATAACTTGCGCATTTTTTGCGAAAATGAGTTTTCCTGCAATTCTGTCTTCTAATAATTTGACTTGATCCGCCTTAGCCGGACTGATTTTTTTAGTGGCTTTATTTTGGACAGTGTCCTTTGCTAAGAAATCCAGTTGCGGATATATTGTTAATAATTCACTCAATTTTGTGCTATTTATTTCGGCCACGGTTGATTTATGAGGAAACAGTTGCGTTGGTTCAATACCATTTGCATCAATGCTTGGATCATATTTAATAATTCGCCCGTTTAATATATCTCGTGTTTCTTCAGTAATACTGCCAAGTCGGATTTCAGACAATATCTTAATAAAAACCGGATCATCTTGTCGCATAATTTTGTTTAAATATATGGTATTATTGGCAATATTGTCAATCCATAATTTGCTTTGAAATATATAATTAGATGACCTAATGGGCGCCAATTGCGCAAAATCACCGCATAGGATGATCTGCACACCACCAAAAAATAGAGTATTGCCTCGTATTTTTTGGAAGATGTAGTTTAATGTCTCAAAAAGCCCGATTTCCATCATCGAAACTTCGTCAATAATTAGCAATTCAACCGTTGTCCATTTATTAAATAAATTTTTCCGGTATTTTATAGTATTAATCATATGGCCGACCTCTTTGTTAATAAGCCCGAGACCCGTCCATGAGTGCAACGTTTGACCTGAAATTAATGCAGCGGCGACTCCTGTCATTGCCGTCATTCCATAATTTATTTTTTCTGTTATACAATATTTCTTAATGTAATTAAGAACGAATGTTTTACCTGTTCCTGCCGGCCCTGTAATACACATTGATTTTTTGAGTTTAAAAAATGCAATGGCGCGTTCTTGGCATTCTGTCAACAATAATGATGGTGCAACAGAAACAGGCGAAGACTCTTCTATCTTTTTATCTATCTTCTGTAATAACTGTTTTCGTGGAATAAAAACATCACTAAGATTTTTTTCTGGTTCTGTTTTTATAATTATAATTGGACTTGGACTTGGACTTGGACTTGGACTTGGACTTGGACTTATATCTAATTCGATAACCTTAATCTCAGGAATGCATAACTCTTTGGGCATATCATTATCAACCTCAACGGCCATAATTTTTAAATTATCAGCCACGATGGGTTCTTCAAGAACAACGGGTTCTCCAGAAATAACGGGTTCATCAAGAACAACCTCAGGAATACAATCTGTTTCAGTATTTAATTGTGTCTTAATTTTGTTTATGTATAAAAATAAACATCTAATATCTAAGTTATACTTCGCCATTAGTCCTTTAATATCAACGGATAACTCCTTTAATATATCTTCTGAAATATTAATTCCTATTACAATATCTATCTTTGATTGGATAGCGGTTTCTGACCGGTTGAGTTTTTCAGCGATATATTTTATGCTTTTTCCAGCAGAGTATAATTTACTCATTTCAGAAAGATCTTCTTGCGACCATCTTTTCCCGTGTTTTAGCATTATGACTATAATAATATAATAAATATTCACTTTATATTAAGATTAAGATTAAGATTAATCTAATCTAATCTAAATAAAAAAACGCATTAGATAATTCACGAGAATGCCCATGTTTTATTACTGCTTGTAAAAAATGCATAGCACCTATTTTTTTATACTCTTTATTTTTACCATCTGATATAAATTTATCTAATAATAAAAATAAAAGATTGATGGCCTCTTCGTGGGTTATAATATTGTTCAAATAAATCCGCAATGATTTCTTAGTAGGAAATTGCTCAAATAATGTTTTTGATATGTTATACCTGATTGCATTATTTAATCTTGTATACTTTGAATAACATTCAAGATAAATTTTTTTAATATTAGCAAGAGAAATGCATTGTATCCAACATTTTTTAATATCAAAGTCTAACATATGCATTTTATATATAATATCGTTATGTGATGGCGCCATCCAAAGTTGTTCATATATAATAGGAAACCCCAAAAGGGTTAAAAAACTAATTTTTTTTGCGATATGTTCAAATATCGCGTTATTTATAACATTGCCTGAATACGGATTAATAAATATTTTTTTGGTATAAGCAAGATGCAAAGTTCGTATGTCAAAAGCGTATATCTCACCATAATCTTCAAGGCAATATAAATAGCATAAACATATCTTATTGGTATCCTTCATTGTATAATAATCGGCGACGTTAATACATAAATTTATTAAGCACGTATTACCTAAATTTTTTAGTTTAGTATTAACGAAAAATTTATAAATAATTAATGCAGATTTACGCCTGACAATAGCAACATTTTTATTTATCTTGATTTTATGAGTTGTCATATATTGTTAATAATTAATTTATTAATTAGTGTTATAAAATGAACGCGCGGATCCATGCATTTTAGTATTAGTTTTGAAGAATAATATATATCTGTTATGCTGACATTACGTAATACCAACATTTTATTAAATAGAGTAAGTGTCAATTGCGCGTTATAATCTTTTAACCTTAACATTGACGCAATTTCCATGCATTTATGTGCGTTTTTATCGATATAAATCGAATCTAATAACGTTTCCAATAAGGACATTTCAGGTAATTTAAAAATAGAGTTAAACATAGATGTTGCACTTTCCTTTGTGCATCCAGATAGTAATTGGATATAATTAAATATTTGCCTAATATCGCCGTCAGATAATGTGCAAATGGTATCAATAAGAACTTGGGGTAAATCAACAAGGTTTTTTATAATACGATTAATATTTTTATCAGATAGCCTTTTTATGATAAAGGTATTAAACCTACTTTGTAATGGCGCTATTACATTTTCTATATTAGTAGTTGTTATAATAAACCGAACGCTATGTGCATACGTTTCGATTATACTTCTTAATGCATTTTGCGCTTCAAGTGTCATTTCATCAAAATTTGTTATTATAATAATCTTCATTTTATCACCAAACTCTATCTTATTCCGCGCTTGTGCGAATGCGGTTATGTTTATGCAGTCAAACGTGTCTTTGCTTTTCATATTGACAACAACTACATCTTTACTCTTGTTAATAGTCGCAGATATTATTTTATAATCACCGTTATATTTTTTCGCTATTAACTTTGCAATCATTTTTTTACCTGTTCCTTCGGGACCATATAACAATAAATTCGGCATTCTATTATGCCGAATGTAATTTTTTATGGTTTTTATAAAAAAAGAATTGCCAATAACATCATCTAAATCTGTAGGGCATTTATCATTGATCCATAATTCAAATGTTTTGTCTAATTCCGTCATAATGTAATACAAATATAATAATTTTTCAATTACGATTATGGCCCCGTATTATATGCGAGTATTCCTGTAGTAGGGTTATACCACAACGGCAAATATCCGTTTGAAGTTAAGTCATTATTTGAAATGCCGGTAATACCTTTGACACATAATGATGACCCTGCAACTCCAGTTGCACCTGTGCCATCTATAACCGTAAGCGGGCCATTTAAATTAAGGCCGTTATAAAGTATGCATTTTCCGGCGCCATTTATTGCAAGCCCCTTAACTATAGAAGTAGGATTTACTGTTAACAAATTATTAATTGTTGCGATACCTGCAATAGTAATTGTCCCCGTAGATATGATACTGTTGGCGCTAACAGTGCCGTTAACAGTAGTAAAATTTCCGGTAGTAGCACTAATTGATCCGCCTCCTATACTAATCGAACCGCCTCCTGTGCTAATTGAACCACTACCTGTGATAATTGAACCACCGCTTGTATAAATAGCACCACCACTAGTTCTAATATCACCGTTATCAAGTTCAAGAGACCCATTAGCAGAAATTCCAATTGAATTGCAATTAATTATGCCAGCAATGTTAATATCGCATGGCCCGGTTATTCCAATACCATCAGGATTTAGTATTAGACCATTTGCACTAATATTTCCGGTTATACTTGCACTCCCTTGCACTGAAAGCCCACCGCCACCAACAATAACTTCTGCCTGTGCTGTAAGTGTTTGACATAAAATGTTTGGAATTGTTATACTACTTTCACCAATGGAATTAATTTGATTTACATTTAAGGTTTTAGCGGTTATACTATCGCCTGTAAAATTTTTAATACTATCTATTTCAGTATCTTTATGCGTCAAAACATAGAAATCATCTTCAACGCAATATAATGACAATGAGTTAACCGCAACACTATGAGTTGTTATGTTTTTCTGACTAAACAAAACCCCAACATCAAAGAGGCGAGTCTCGGGGAGTATAAACTTCACAATATATTCGTTATACTCGCCCAAATAATTTGCCGGACCTATTATTTCTCTATCACCGACCGCTTGGGAAAAGCCGGTATAAATATACGGCTCTGCACCGGGCGTGAGCGCCGCCGCGATTACTTTTACAATGTAAGTTTTATACTTATACCCCTGAACCTTAGACGCAAGAAGCATGCCTGAAACTTTTGCGTTTTTATCTGAACTTGAATTAAAAAAAACTCCGGTTGGTGTTTTTGTTAATGTGGTATACCTCCCAGTAAAGTTGTCCCATAACTCAGTGGGGCCAGTATAACTATATTGTTTATAACTGTCACTCATATATGAACCAATAAATAAATTATTATTAATAATTAATAATAATGAATTATACTGATGTGGATTTTACAACAATTAAGTTTAAAAAACCAGTTAAATATGCTAATGGACACTACATTGCATTAAATGAAGGGTTAATAATAGAAACGCCTAAGTTAAAAATATGTTATTCGTGTAATCGCATTTCGCAACCAGGAACTAATAGAAAAAACGGACAGTATAATTATTCAGTTTCTATTCCTGAAGATTTAGAATTTGCAACCTTTATAGAAAAATTTGAAGAGGTATGCATAGCACATTTAAAACTTATAAAAAATGTAATAATGCAATTATCAACATCGCAGCAACAGCAACCACAACAAATAAATTTTACATTTAATTCCGCACTAATTGCATCAGATGATGCAGACCCGGCGTTTAAGTTTAAACTTAGGGTTATAACTGACAAAGATGGTTCAATAATGACATTAATGACATTAAACACAGGAGCAAAAGCGGATATTACGCATTTAAAATTAGATAATAATACAGTTCAATACATTGAATGTTCGGGTATCAGTATAACAAATGACGGCCAAGTATATCCTATTTGGATTGCGCACCAAATTGTAATTATTCCCTTTTCGAAAATATATAAAAAGAAAATGTTGATAGATATTTTGCGCGAAAAGGATCCTGATGATTATCCTATAATAAATGAACCAATAATACAAAAAAAGAATGTAATAGTCCAAAGCGTTAATCCGGTTGTCAGCAATGTTCCAATAAATAAATTAGCACTTGATCCGAATATGTTGCAAAATATGAAATCTAAACTAAAATCAAATATTGCACCATTGCAATTCCAGGCATAAATATTTTCCCCCCCCCCCCCC